AAGAATATATAACCCAGCAGCGACAGAAGTTGCTTCAATAATACCAGTTGCACCTGATGTGCCACCTGTTAATGTTTCTCCTGCTGCTAAAGTAAATGAACCAGTTGTAACAACATGAGTAAACATGTCAATATTAAATAAACCTAATTTATATACAGAGGTTGTATTACTTGAAGTTGCACCAGCAGTTCCTGATGAGTATTCAAAGAACCTAGGTTTTGCTCTACCAATTGTATGTAAGTCAGTTGATGAACCTACATTTGCAGTACCTCTACTTGCTGTTGCTTCTTTTAATAAAGTTACTTCTCTAAATGCTTCAGTCTCACCTGATACTGTTCCTAAATCAGGTAGACCATGAATGTTTGTAACATCTATAGATGAACCAATATTTAATCTTGTTGTAGAATTATTTACGGTATCGAAGTCTCTTGCTTTTTCTATTGTTAAAAATTTTTGAGAGGTAGTGTCAAACTCAAAACCTCTAACATATGCTTTACCAGGTGACAACCCAATAGCAAGTCTGGCCTCAGACTGTGTTGCTGTTAAACCATTATGTAAACTTGAACTATCTGCAGCAAAGATACCACGATTTGATCCTGTATCTTTATGTTCTCTTACATCAATATCAAAAGGACGAATTACATAGTCACCACTTTCTTCAAATGTTCTTCTTGCTAAAGTTTCTTCAAGAATATTATAGTCTGTTCTTTTAACTATTTCTTCAATATCACCACTATTAACTCTAAGTATTTCAACAAAGTTTTCGTCATCTGTTGCAGTTAAAGTTTTCTTTGCAAGTGTTAATGCAATTTTAAATCTATGAGCACCAGGTGCATTTACATTTGATGTGCCTTGTGCTACATCATTTAATGAACTATCATCTTCAGGTGTAACAAAACTCTCTGTGACTGTAAATCCTACTCTAAATGTAGGTGTATTTGAGTATGCGTCTAATATTAAAGTTTCTTCACTATTTTTTACGAAGAAACCATTTATAAAATATACACCTTCCTCTATCTTTACGGCACTTGCTTTACCTGTTGCATTTGAACTTGTAGGTAAAGATGTACCAGATGTTCCAACAACAGCAGTAAATGCTGTACCTTCAGCAGTTGTGCCTGAAACTGTTTCACCCTCTGTAAATGTTTTTGCTGTATTATTTGTACCAGTTTTTGTATATGTAACATATAAAGTTGCGGCAGCAGTTGAACTTGCTTCACTTGTAGTTGTAACATCTGCAACAACACCTGATGTGGCACCTGTTATAGTTGTTCCTGAAATTGAAGCGGCAGTTGAAGTTGTGTGACTTGTTAATTTGACATATTCAAAATCTGAATTATATGTGATTTGGCCTGGTATGACCATTGCACCATCTTTAAATACATGTTCACCAAATCTCTCTACTTGATTTTGAAGAATGGTTTGAAGTTGTGTTAACTCTCTACCTTGTACCGCATATGATGGTCTAAATAAAACTCTATGAAAGTTTTTACTTTCAGCGAAGTCATCATAATATGGTGATACATTAAAGTTTGTTGCCATTTATCACCCCTAAAATTCTACGATTAACTTTACATTCTCCGTTTGGTCTGACGCTCTAGATATTGGTTTTCTATTTTCAATATAAAGAATATCACCAGAATCATGTGTTAACTCTGGTGTAGTGTCATGTGAAGATGGAGTACCTGTTGCACTTGATGTAGCGCCTGTGACTGTATGTGTGCTAGAAAACGCTGTCAAGGTTCCGTCAGCGTCAATACCTTGATCTGCAAATTGTGGTTGTATGTATCTTAAAACTTTTGTTGATGAATTAAAATCTACAACAAAACCTACAGCACCAGTTGTTGCTTGTGTAATTTTTTCGTCTGCTTGAAATGAACCTGGTGTGCCACTAAATGTAATTGACTTAGTTGCGTCTAATGTTGAAGCAGTTGCAGTTGAACCAGTTGTGCTATCAGTTGGATTTCTTATTAATGCAATTCTTCTAAAATCATTACCTGTGCTAAAGTCACCAGAGCCATCTGCTTGTGTTAAGTCAACATTTGTCATTACAAAGAAACCACCTAACTCTGTGACCACATCAGAAGCATGACCACCTGGAGGTGAGATTATGAAATCTATATCAGCACCAGATACATCACCAATCTCACTTGCTTTGAGACTTGCAAAAGTATAACCTGAACCTGCAGCTGTAATTGTAACTGAACTTACAGCATTACCAGATACGACCACTGTTGCTGTACCACCTGAACCATCACCACGAATTGTAACATTTGAATATGTTCCGTTTGTTCCACCAGAACCACCAGCGGTAATTTTTACATGTTCAATTGCACCAGCAGTTGTAGAGTAGTCTGTACTCTCTGTGGATACATGCATAAAGTCAGTTGATAAAAAGTTTGCTTGTTCAGAAGCAGAAAGTGAATACATATATTTCCATCTATAACTATCACCAGTTGTAAATACACTAGTTGATTTATTACCTGATGGCTCTACTGTAGAAGCACCACCACTATTATTATCAATAACTTTGTAAACATCAAAAGAACTATTCATTACATAGAAAGTTGCGTCATATAAAGAAGTTGCACCACTATCAGTAGCGATTGTTGAGCCAGCAGTATTAATATCGCCATAGTCGTGTCTATAATAATCATATACTGTACCAGTAGTCCAGTTTCTTCTAGGAATTACTATACTAACATCTGTACTTGCTATTTTCTTTGCAGCTAAAAAATCATCATATGCGTAATATTCTACCTGTCCTACATCATCTACTGGTGTAGGTGGAGAAGCGTCTGTTCCATCATTAAATGCTTGATTGTCTGCGAATGCTTGAGGTCTACCTATCGCAAGATAGTATGTATCTGCTGCTTCACCAAAACTTTCTTTAAATTGTTCTGCGTTATGTACTCTAAAATCTTTTGTTATAATTGCTGGCATGTTTACTCCTGAAACTATTTATACACTTTACTTATCATTATGAGGTTCTAATTTGAGCTGGTATAGCATATCTTGTACCAATTCTTGTATTGAAGTCACCTAACTGATTTAACTCACCATCAAGTGAAGTGTCATTTGTTCCTGTTAATCTTATATTATTTAGTCTGGTTAATGTAGCGGCGTCTGAATCCATGGTATCACTTGCGGGTTCTCGTTTTATCTCACCACCTGTTTCTAATAGTAAACTATCGCCTGCGTTTGTAGATGATCCATCTGTGCCATCTAATAAAAATCTATCTGGCACATGATTAAATGCACTAAAAGCAAATGTGCCTATAGCACTCATTCTTGCACCTGCATATATAAACCCTTGATTTACATTAGTTGTTCTAAATGATGTTTCTCTATCGTCACCTAATTTCAATGTAATATCTTGACTTAATGTAACATCTCTAGTTGTAGAAGCAAATGCAACATCTCTTTCAACACCTAGTTGTGGGTTGCTACGAAGTGTTGAACCATCAGTGGCCGTACCTAATCTTCTACCTACTTTCTCACCAAATAGTATTCTAAATGCTTCGATAACTTCATCTTGTTCAATACCAGCTGTGATTGTTCTACCTGATCTTAACTTAGCGTCAAGTTGTGTTCGAATACTAACCTCACCTGCAAGATAGAAACCTGCTGGGTGAACTGACGATTTTAGATACTCTCTCCAATCTGCAATCGCCTCACCTACTTTTACAACATACGAATAATCTTGATAATACAAACTATCTTGTATTCGTTTTGTGTTTTCAGATATATGACCATCAACACCTGTGTACTCACCATCTGTTTCTATAACAGTTGCTGCAGTTGCACTTGTTGAAGCTTGATCTGCATTTCTAACACGAGCAGTTTCACCTGATGTACCACCTGTGATTGTCACCAAATCATCAAAGGTACCTGACACAGTATTTAATGTTAAAATATTTGTATCACCATTAAAACTTTCTACTACACCAGAAACAGTTTCACTTGTTTCCATTTGTAGTGTGCTATCAGTAGAACCATCATGTGTGATTATGATTCTGTCAGCGTCTTGATTGTCAACATATATTGTATGAACTAATCTATTGTTATCCTCTGTAATTATTGTATCTTGTTCAGCACCATCAAACACAGCAGGTTCAACATTTTCTTCAAACTCTATTAGTCCACCACTTTCTAATTCAATACCACCATGATCATCTTCTAATCTAAATTTTGATTGTCTAAAATCTTCTAACAATATAGCAAAGTCTTGAGCCACAAAACTTTCTGTAATTATATTATCTTCAGCAGTTGCAGTTACAGTTTCACCTGTAGTAAATGTTCCAGACACATTATCTATTTGCATGTGTAATTTAGGATTTAATATAGGTGCTTCTTCATATCTAAACCCGTGATCTAAAACTCTTGTGCTTAATGCTTTACCTACATTATTTGATACAGGAAATATATTTACTCCTGAACCACTGGATGATGTGACAGACACAGTAGGTAAAGATAAATATCCACCACCTTTATTTGTAATTCTAATTTTTGTTATATCACCTGATGATGAATTAGTTTGATCTTCCATAACAAGTTGATCATTTGAACTTTGTTCTAATATTATAATACCATTTTCTATTCTATCTTGCTCTAATGTAAATCCACCATTAACAACAGCAACCTCACCGGCAAGACCATCACCATCAGTAGGATTAGTAACACTTAATGCGTCACCCACAGCATAACCTGAACCACCAGATTCAATTATAATATCTTGTATCTCACCATAAGTTACTTGATCAATAAGAGCATTTAGAGCAGTACCACCTTTTTGTTCAGACACAGGCACATTTTCATTTTGAGAATAATAACGACCTTGATTGACAAAGTTTACATCATCTGCTATACTTTCTATATTACATGTTAAAGTTGTATCCGGGTCATCATTTTCAACACCAGTAAATGTAGCAAAAGTTTGTTGTAAAACTTTTGTGCCGTCTTCATTTAATACATCATCACCTGCGTCAGTAGATGAACCATCTGTGCCATCTAAGACCATCGCATGACCTAAACTATTTTGAAATGTTCCTGTTATACTATCTTTGTTTAATATTAGTGTTGCAACATCTCTTTGTATACCACCTAAGTTAACAGAACTAACTGTAACTGTTTCAACAACAGCAGTTGCTTCATTCACCACAGTATTACCTGCAATATTTGTTTGTGTAATTGTCTGACCTTCTAGTTTAGTCATGTCACCATTTGAAGGAGACACCAAAGTTGCCTTCAATACTTTTTGTGTATCAAAATTACCATCACTTACTCTTAATAAGTCAACGGTAGGATAATACAATTCTGGTGTCTCATTAAATAAAGCACGGAAAAATATTTCGTGACCTTTCTTCGTGCCTTTCCTTTTGTAGAGGGACAAAATGTTTTTAGTTAATTGTCTTTTATTAAGACCGCTTGTTAAATCATTTGGTATGGTTTGTAAAAAACTATTTCTGAATTGAATGAAAAAATCATCAAGTGTATCATTCACATCAGCGTACTCAAGGATCTGTGATAAAGTTTCATTAGGGTTTGCCCTATACTTTGATATCACACCTTGAGCACCTGAAGTGCCGCCTGTAATAGTCTCTCCTGTTACAAACTTTGAATTTGCTGATATGTATATTTGTAAACTATCTGTATCTTCAGCAAGTATGGTTGCAGTCTCGCCAGATGTTTGACCTGTGATAGTTTCACCCTTAGTGAACTCACCAACACTACCTTCTTCATTTAATATGTAATCATTTTCATTACTACCTTTTTCATCAGTACCATCTAAAGCTAAGAAAGATTCTGTTGTAGTTTCTAAAAGTATTTGATCACTTGCTGTTACGCTTGTTAAAGTTATTTGTGCTGAATCTAAAAAATTATAATATTGTTTTACAAACTCAACAAGTAAAGGATTGTTAGCTTGTATGTGTTGTGGAAATTGCCTACTTACTAGAGGGTTTATTTTTTTTGTAAACTTTGCCATAGATTACGAAGCATAACTTGTTGAAGCTGTGTAACCTATACCTGATGTTGTGTCGTATGTGTCAGCAGATACAGTCACGGTTGTGTTTGTTTCATCTATCTCTATTACTTGATTTCTTACAGGTATGACATCAACAGAATTTGGTATTACTGTCAATCTAACAGCAGTTGATGTAGCACCATCTACATTTGAAACACTTGTGATGAATAAAGAATTTAGTGTGATAGAACCATTTGTATAATCAATTGTTCCTTGAGTATTATTTGTGTATGTTCTTGTTTGACCTACAAGATAATATAGTCTTACATTACCTGCACCATCTTCATCTAAAAAGTATTCATTAGTTGTATCGCCATTTATTTTAAATCCTGAAGATGTTAGAACACCACCACCACTAGCATTGTGACCAGAGTGTGGATTATAAAATGCATTATTATAACTTATGGTATATGTTGTTGCACCTGATGTCGTTGCAGTAAATGACTTATGCATTTTAACAGTTGTAATATTTGATAGTATTGATGTATCTACTTTGTTTATTGTTTCAATAAATTTTGAGTGTCTAAATAAACCATCAAACTGTCCTAGATTATCTGTGTTGAATGTTGTGATAGCTGAACTTACTAAAGCTTTAATACTATCACTTGATCGTGTAGTAGATTTAGCGTCATACTTTACATCTACACTTAATTGTAGAGATGTTGTTTCTGGATCTTGTATAACAGGTGTGACACTTGCCACATTGAAATCTTTTAATTGTGTAATAATATCAGTCTTCTTTGCTTCTGTTAATGTCGCACCAGACACAGGTTTAATTGAAATATAAACACGACCATAAACAGGTGTGCTATTATCTTCACCACCCCATACTTGAACTGATTGTGCGTTAGTATAAATCTGTTTTACTTTACTTGCATAATCATTTGTGGTGACTGTTCTATTTTGTGAGGCATATTGTTTAGGTGCATTGAAACGAATACTATCAGGTGTTTCTGGTTGAGCACCATTTGCTGAATTAGTCGCAGTAGTGATTGTCACATTTGAAAATCCACCAAGTGTTCCTGATAAACTAAATGAACTTGCACCATTGCTTTCTTCAGCATTTGTGACAATATAAGATAGCGTTACAATGTTACCAGTTGATAAAGCTGCACCAAGTATACCATCACCAAACTTAACTTCATACTGATTATCTTCAGCACCTTCAAGATAATAAATTTTTGATGTTGATGTAATATCTGCTAAATCAGTTGCAAGTGTATATGTGCTTGTTGTACTATCACTTGAACTATTTTGAACTGTAACTTTTAAACTTGTAGTATCTGCTAAATCATTTTGTATTAAAAATCTTTGATCAGCATTTGTGGTATCTACTGTGTATTTGTTATCAATTAATGTTCCTTCATACACAGGTAAACTTGAAAAAGTATAAACACCATCAGTTGGTGTAATTGTTGTTGCGTCTCTAACAACATAGTTGTATGATGTGCCATCAACAGTTGTGGTAAAAGTTGTGCCTCTGGCTGCTGTTAATGTAGAACCAGTTGCGTTGTTAACCGTTACATTTAAAAATGCTACAGGTGCCGTTGCACTTCTAGGTGTATAACCAACATGTTTAGCATGAGAGACAATACTGTTTCTTAAATCAGCACTATCTAAGAACATTTCATTGGCAAGAACATTAGCATACACAGCATTGTAGTGTGTATTGTAAGCAAGAACATCTAACAAGGTAGACATAGTTGAACCTTCAAAGTCATAATCAGTTAATTGATCTTGTTGTTTTAAAAATGTTTTAAGATTATTTTTGATACCATCAAAATCTAAATCTGTGACATTTATTCTTCTTGCCATTTTATCTACTTCTTTCTAATAGTGTGGTAAGTGTGACCAATTCACCTGGTACATTTACTACACGAAAATTTATTGTAACCTCATATGCATTACTATCTAATTCTGGTCTAGCGTCAACAGATATTAATTGTGCTCTAGGTTCAAAATTAGTTATGACTTCACCTATAACTCTTTTTAAAGATTGTGCTGTAATTGGATCTAAAGGTTCAAATAAAAGTTGTGATACGCCTGATCCTATTTCAGGACGAAAAGGTCTCTCATAGTGATTTGTTAATATGAGATTTTTTACTGACTGTTTTACTGCGTCAATGTCTTTCTTGACAATAACATCATTAGTCGCTGCATTCTTTTCAAATGATAGAGCAATGTCTCTATAAAGTTTAGTTGATCTAGCACTTGCGTTTGTTCTAGAAGCGTCTGTGTATCCCGATTGAAGTATTGCCATGATAACTATTTATCATGCTAACCTGCAAAAACATTAGAAGAACCTGAGGCAGATGAATTAGGTACGAAAGACCCATGACCACCTGTTGCGTCACCTTTTCTGTGTACTCCTTTACCATTTACAAATACAGTAGTTGATCCACCAGTTGCAGGATCGCCACAAGTTGTAGAATCCCCAATACGAATAGTATTCGCACCATTTGTCTTCACATTACTAGAACCACCAGTATATGCAGTTTGATGAAAAGGATTAGGGGTCTTCTCTCT